TCATTTGTCGATTTCAATTTTGTCCCATTCCCGTCCACGGCTGTCCCTATACCGCGCCGCCATTAAATCTGATTTATGCCCGAGAAGACGTTGAGCAAACTTATCGCCAATCTGGTTCCGGTATAGCCTCGCTGACAGGCTACGCAGTTCATGGAATGTTGGCGGGTTTCCATCAAATGAGAGTCCAGATGCATTTCTCGCCTTTGTAAAATACTTTGATACTGTTTTCGGGGAAAGCGGATCGTGATGCTTTGATGCGATTATAGTTTCACTGCTGCTGGCCTCCCTGCATTTCTGTAGTGTATCAGCCAATGAGATATTGAGCGCGTCAATCGTTAGCGTTAGCGGAATGGCGAGTTTAGCCCCTGTTTTACTCTGTTCAATGTGAAGATGGTTGTCGTTTATGTCTGACCATTTCATTCTGCACAAATCGCCGACTCTCTGCCCTGTAACGACGGCCAAATCCATCGCCAGCCTTAGCCAGATAGGGAGAGGTTCGGCTGCATGGTAAATCTCGACATACTCATTAGCTGTCAGCCTTGAGCGCCTTACTTCTGACTTTGCTGTACGGGTTGCTGTTACCGGATTCGTTGCAACATGCCCCTCGGCTATTGCTTCACGAAAAACGTCAACAAGGGTTGACCTGATTAATTTTGCGGAAGCTGCTTTACCTTCTGCCACGTAGGTGTTTAGCATTGCTGCCACTTCTTTCGTTGATATGTCAGTGAGCGGTTTGTCCGGCAATTTTCTTCGGATTGCCCTGATTTTGCTGGCGTAGTCGAGTAGAGTTTTCGGCCTGATCCCTCTTTCGGTGAGGATTCTTTCATATCGGTCAAGCCACACATGAAGAGTGATTGCGTCACCGCCTTTAATTCTGTCTATCAGTGATTTGCGTCCGCTGTCTGAGAGTAACTCAATATTGGCCTGTATTGCTTCAGTGATTGCTATCCTCCTGTCTCGGCCTAAACCAAACTCTTTACCCGTCCTTGGGTCCCTGTAGCAGTAATATCCATTGTTTCTTATATAAAGGTTAGGGGGTAAATCCCGGCGCTCATGACTTCGCCTTCTTCCCATTTCTGATCCTCTTCAAAAGGCTACCTGTTACTGGTCGATTTAAGTCAACCTTTACCGCTGATTCGTGGAACAGATACTCTCTTCCATCCTTAACCGGAGGAGGGAATATCCTGCATTCGCGCACCCATCGACGAACTGTTTCAAGGCTTCTTGGGCGTCGCTGGCGTGCGTTCCACTCCTGAAGTGTCAAGTACATCGCAAAGTCTCCGCAATTACACGCAAGAAAAAGCCGCCATCAGGCGGCTTGGTGTTCTTTCAGTTCTTCAATTCGAATATTGGTTATGTCTGCATGTGCTATCTGCGCCCATATCATCCAGTGGTCATAGCAGTCATTGATGTTCTCTGCTTCGATAACTCTGTTGAATGGTTCTCCATTCCATTCACCTGTGACTCGGAAGTGCATTTATCATCTCCATAAAACAAAACCCGCCGTAGCGAGTTCAGATAAAAGAAATCCTCGTCAGTGCGAGGATGCTGTTCATTGCTGCTATACACTTTTTTGCTCTCAACGTAAGCGGTAGCTCATTCTGTTGGGTTGGTGCAGTTGCTTTTAGGAAATGCTATTTACCCCTTAAACGTCGGCTGAAAGAGCTAAAATCCATGCAAAAAATTTACGCAATTTTGTGTATTATTGTGCAGTAAGTAATGAGCTATTTTCTGCGCAAAAAATGGATGGTAAATTTGTCCGGGGCAGGAAAAATTTTATGGACGCTAAACATGAAAAAAGATTCGTATCCTTATTTGATTTGCATGACAGTTTCAGGTCTGATCTTTATTTTCCTTTTCTTCTGGTGGCGGGCAGATATTTACAGGGTCACGTTTCTTAATCAGAGTATATCCCACTATTACATTCTGTTTAGCATGGGAATAGCTTTTCTGTTATCTCTGTTTTGGGTTAAGAAGGGGATAGTAAAACAAAGCGGCTGGAAGAGTCTGTCAGCATACCTTAAGGTTTATGCAGGGATGTGCATATTTGCTGGATTTTTTCTGATTATACCCCTTACAACACTAACTTATTTTTTGCCTGGAGAGACATCGTCTTATGTTGCACCGTATCGGTATACTTCCGGTAGTTCAAAAAGTTGTTCTGGAGCTGAGGTGGATGACCCCGATCTACATGAGAATATTCGCATTTGCTATCCGTATGGCAATTATGAGTACGATAATATTATCTATGTTGAAAAGAAAATTAATACATTAGGTGCGGTAGTAACATATGCACAGACCGCGCGTGATGATACTGAATGAGATAGTATATAGCGGGCAAGTTTTAGTTAATTTATCGAGGTAATATAATTTACCTCGACTCGTTTATTCTGGTATTAATATTTCGCTTTACGATCGATTTTTATCTGATGATATCATGCGGTTTTCATATACTGACTTACTGTCTTTTCTCCGTTAGCGATTTTCTCCTGCTCAGCGATGATTTTATCTTTGGCTTCTAGTTAATTTCGCTCACTTCGAACCTCTCTGTTTACTGATAAGTTCCAGATCCTCCTGGCAACTTGCACAAGTCCGACAACCCTGAACGGCCAGGCGTCTTCGCTCATCTATGGGATCGCCACACTCACAACAATGAGTGGCAGATATAGCCTGGTGGTTCAGGCGGTGCATTTTTATTGCTGTGTTGCGCTGTAATTCTTCAATTTCTGATGCTGAATCAATGATGTCTGCCATCTTCCATTAATCCCTGAATTGTTGGTTAATACGCTTGAGGGTGAATGCGAACAATAAAAAAGGAGCCTGTAGCTCCCTGATGATTTTGCTTTTCATGCTCACCGTTCCTTAAAGACGCCGTTTAACATGCCGATCGCCAGGCTTAAATGAGTCGGTGTGAATCCCATCAGCGTTACCGTTTCGCGGTGCTTCTTCAGTACGCTACGGCAAATGTCATCGACGTTTTTATCCGGAAACTGCTGTCTGGCTTTTTTGATTTCAGAATTAGCCTGACGGGCAATGCTGCGAAGGGCGTTTTCTTGCTGAGGTGTCACTGAACAAGCCCCATGTCGGCAAGCATAAGCACACAGAATATGAAGCCCGCTGCCAGAAAAATGCATTCAGTGGTTGTCATACCTGGTCTCTCTCATCTGCTTCTGCTTTCGCCACCATCATTTCCAGCTTTTGTGAAAGGGATGTGGCTAACGTATGAAATTCTTCGTCTGTTTCTACTGGTATTGGCACAAACCTGACTCCAATTTGAGCAAGGCTATGTGCCATCTCAATGCTCGTTCTTAACTCAACAGGAGATGCTTTGTGCATACAGCCCCTCGTTTATTATTTATCTCCTCAGCCAGCCGCTGGGCTTTCAGTGGATTTTGGATAACAGAAAGGTCGGGAAATACCCAGCCTCGCTTTGTAACGGAGTAGACGAAAGTGATCGCACCTACCCGGATATTATCGTGAGGATGCTTCATCGCCATTGCTCCCCAAATACAAAACCAATTTCAGCCAGTGCCTCGTCCATTTTTTCGATGAACTCCGGCACCATCTCGTCAAAACCCGCCATGTACTTTTCATCCCGCTCAACCACGACATAATGCAGTCCTTCACGCTTCATACGCGGGTCATAGTTGGCAAAGTACCAGGCATCTTTTCGCGTCACCCACATGCTGTACTGCACCTGGGCCATGTAAGCTGACTTTATGGCCTCGAAACCACCGAGCCGGAACTTCATGAAATCCCGGGAGGTAAACGGGCATTTCAGTTCAAGGCCGTTGCCGTCACTGCATAAACCATCTGGAGAGCAGGCGGTACGCATACTTTCGTCGCGATAGATGATCGGTGATTCAGTAACATTCACGCCGGAAGTGAACTCAAACAGGGCTCTGGCGTCGTTCTCGTACTGTTTTCCCCAGGCCAGCGCTTTAGCGTTAACTTCCGGAGCCACACCGGTGCAAACCTCAGCAAGCAGGGTGTGGAAGTAGGACATTTTCATGTCAGGCCACTTTTTTCCGGAGCGGGGTTTTGCTATTACGTTATGAACTTCTGAAGCTGTGATGACGCCGAGCCGTAATTTGTGCCACGCATCATCCCCCTGTTCGACAGCTCTCACGTCGATCCCGGTACGCTGCAGGATAATGTCCGGTGTCATGCTGCCACCTTCTGCTCAGTGGCTTTCTGTTTCAGGAATCCAAGAGCTTTCACTGCTTCGGCCTGTGTCAGTTCTGACGATGCGCGAATGTCGCGGCGAAATATCTGGGAACAGAGCGGCAATAAGTCGTCATCCCATGTTTTATCCAGGGCGATTAGCAGAGTGTTAATCTCCTGCATGGTTTCATCGTTAACCGGAGTGATGTCGCGTTCCGGCTGGCGTTCTGCAGTGTATGCAGTATTTTCGACAATGCGCTCGGCTTCATCCTTGTCATAGATACCAGCAAATCCGAAGGCCAGACGGGCACACTGAATCATAGCTTTATGCCGTAACATCCGTTTAGGATGCGACTGCCACGGCCCCGTGATTTCTCTGCCTTCGCGGGTTTTGAATGGTTCGCGGCGGCATTCATCCATCCATTCGGTAACGCAGATCGGATGATTACGGTCCTTGCGGTAAATCCGGCATGTACAGGATTCATTGTCCTGCTCAAAGTCCATGCCATCAAACTGCTGGTTTTCATTGATGATGCGGGACCAGCCATCAACGCCCACCACCGGAACGATGCCATTCTGCTTATCAGGAAAGGCGTAAATTTCTTTCGTCCACGGATTAAGGCCGTACTGGTTGGCAACGATCAACAATGCGATGAACTGCGCATCGCTGGCATCACCTTTAAATGCCGTCTGGCGAAGAGTGGTGATCAGTTCCAGTGGGTCGACAGAATCCATGCCGACACGTTCAGCCAGCTTCCCTGCCAGCGTTGCGAGTGCTGTACTCATCCGTTTTATACCTCTGAATCAATATCAACCTGATGGTGAGCAATGGTTTCAACCATGTACCGGATGTGTTCTGCCATGCGCTCCTGAAACTCGACATCGTCATCAAACGCACGGGTAATGGCTTTTTTGCTGGCCCCGTGGCGTTGCAAATGATCGATGCATAGCGATTCAAACAGGTGCTGGGGCAGGCCTTTTTCCATGTCGTCTGCCAGTTCTGCCTCTTTCTCTTCACGGGCGATCTGCTGGTAGTGACGCGCCCAGCTCTGAGCCTCAAGACGATCCTGAATGTAATAAGCGTTCATGGCTGAACTCCTGAAATAGCTGTGAAAATATCGCCCGCGAAATGCCGGGCTGATTAGGAAAACAGGAAAGGGGTTAGTGAATGCTTTTGCTTGATCTCAGTTTCAGTATTAATATCCATTTTTTATAAGCGTCGACGGCTTCACGAAACATCTTTTCATCGCCAATAAAAGTGGCGATAGTGAATTTAGTCTGGATAGCCACAAGTGTTTGATCCATTCTTTGGGACTCCTGGCTGATTAAGTATGTCGATAAGGCGTTTCCATCCGTCACGTAATTTACGGGTGATTCGTTCAAGTAAAGATTCGGAAGGGCAGCCAGCAACAGGCCACCCTGCAATGGCATATTGCATGGTGTGCTCCTTATTTATACATAACGAAAAACGCCTCGAGTGAAGCGTTATTGGTATGCGGTAAAGCCGCACTCAGGCGGCCTTGATAGTCATATCATCTGAATCAAATATTCCTGATGTATCGATATCGGTAATTCTTATTCCTTCGCTACCATCCATTGGAGGCCATCCTTCCTGACCATTTCCATCATTCCAGTCGAACTCACACACAACACCATATGCATTTAAGTCGCTTGAAATTGCTATAAGCAGAGCATGTTGCGCCAGCATGATTAATACAGCATTTAATACAGAGCCGTGTTTATTGAGTCGGTATTCAGAGTCTGACCAGAAATTATTAATCTGGTGAAGTTTTTCCTCTGTCATTACGTCATGGTCGATTTCAATTTCTATTGATGCTTTCCAGTCGTAATCAATGATGTATTTTTTGATGTTTGACATCTGTTCATATCCTCATAGATAAAAAATCGCCCTCACACTGGAGGGCAAAGAAGATTTCCAATAATCAGAACAAGTCGGCTCCTGTTTAGTTACGAGCGACATTGCTCCGTGTATTCACTCGTTGGAATGAATACACAGTGCAGTATTTATTCTGTTGTTTATGCCAAAAATAAAGGCCGACTATGCGGCCTCGGAAGGAAGTCCAATCATCTTATTCAAATCTTCTACCCGTAAAGCAGGAAGTGCTGTACTTGCTTTATCTGCTTCTTTTGGTAGCAATTCTTTGCTTTCAGGCCAAACTTCAATAAGTCGCTTAACTGTTGTGACTGAGTTCAAAGCAGCCCATACATTTGATTCGATATCCTTTTTCTTGGCTTCAAGTTTTTGTTGCAATGCGCAGATTTCATCAAACCTTTTTGTTATTTCGTGTTCTGCGTCAAACATGCATTTATCTTTGATCGGAGTAGGGAGCAATATATCTTTGCCGTTGCCGTCTTTCCCATATGAATGCCATCCAACCCTTCTGCCAGATACAGTCAGATAAATTGAAGTAGAACTAACATCGTATGAGTAAAATGAACATCCCATCTTTCCAAGTTCTTCACTTATAGCTACCAACTTGGATGATAACTGATCCACTTCCTCAGTTTTCTTTTTACCGCCAAACGCAATAACTCTGGCGTCAAGTGCAAGCTGGTTCTTTAACTTTGTTACTTCTTCAAGTTCAGTGAACACCCCGGACTTAATTAAAGCGTTACGAGCGATTTCCTCTTTCATTCTCGTAGTTAAGCGGATTGATGACATATTAATTCCTCTCAAATAAGTGGTTTGCTGCCTAATTTCATTTTCTGGCGACCAACACAAGTCATCTTGCTGTCAGTTGTTTTGATTTCCGGTAGCCTGCCGCGTAAAGAGCTACGTTTGGAAGACATACACCAGTTTCTGGTTGCTTATGTCCAAACTCATTCGCGTACACAATGACCGCTCGCTCCAGATTGCGTCTGTATTCTTTCTGTTGCCAGATCACGTCCTGTGCCATGAACTTAATTGGCTTAGCGTCTTCTATGCGCTCAGGCGTTTCGTGAGTACCTTTAGCCTGAATCTGCGCTCTGCTTAGAGTAGGGCGGTGTAATACTTCTGAACTTATTGCTTCTTCGCGGGCCAGCACGCCGTTAGCTAATGCCTTTGCCTTTAAACGCTCACGACGACGAGAACGTGAATTGCCTTTGAACTGAGTTCTGCGTGTCATATAGACCTCCTGATGAACTTTGGTGGTGTGGTAGGTGGGAGACCCATTTCGACCTGTTTCGGCCTACTTCAATTCGGCAATAGTCCCGCAGGCCTCGCCGCTTTACGTGCGACATATTCCCGTCCATGAACCCTTCACCACACCCCAAAGTTCACTTTGGTTATTGCGCTTTGTCAGCGCCGTAGATTCATATTCGAATCGTTGTATATTCACCGCCCTGGTGAGTAATGCGTCCTGCTGATGATGATAATAATGAACCAATAGTTCGACATTATCAAGAACTATTGGTACGAATTTTGGTGATTTATTAACTCTACGAAGTATGATTCTGATATATAAGGAAATTTATTTTTGAAAATGTGGCTGATGAAGGTTATGCGGCAGGGATCATAACTGCATGGTTTAGCGAGTTACATCAATAAATACAATTGGTTATGTTTTTTAGGTGGGCGAACGTGAGGCAAAGAAAACCCGGCGCTGAGGCCGGGCTAGATTTTAAAGTATTTATCTTTTAGAGATGTAGATGTAAAACTTTTCGCCTTTGAAAATTTTTTGTCATCAGAAGGGCTTATGAACTCATCTTTTTTGTAGGGAACCGCTAATGCTGCATCACGTCTGCGAGGCAGCTTGCTTACTTCCTCGCGCTTTTTCATGATCAGTTATCCTTTAATAACCTATACAGTTTTGTAGGGGTACATCCTGAGGATATTGTTAAGTTCGTAGCACGCCTTTTCCGCCCATCATCGTATAAACGAAAACCAGTAGTAGACGAATTTTCTGCGTCAAAAACTATAGACAGTATAGCGTCCCCAGACTTTTTTTGCCATTCGCATGTGCCGTTAGTTGGTTTCGTCATCTGTAGACGCCAGTCAAGAACGCCATCACTTATAGCTGAGAGATCGTTTAGTACATCTAGTACGGATTGATATCTTTCATTTGGATCTACATGAATGCATTTGTTCACTATTGTTATTAATTTTTTATGTATATGGGGAGGATACTCTTTTAATGGATAGCAGCCATTAATTATCGACTCTCTGAGTTGTTCAATCGTGCTAAATGCAGATCTTTCTCTTTCAAAATTATCATGTCCAACACACATTCTATATATGGTTAATCCTGCCTGATATATGTCATATGTGAAATTATAATCATTTGTTGATAAAGAAAAATATTCCGGTGGCACATGAAAATGATATCCAAACTCAGGCGCAGCTCTCGATTCCTCATTGACTAACTGAGATAATCCAAAGTCAGATAGCATGGCCTCATTTCTGTTTGATATCATAATGTTATTAGGTTTTATATCAAAATGCATAAGACCTTTTGAGTGTATATGATAAAGTCCACTTAAAAATTGAATGGAATACCGTATTATCTCCCTGCTTGTAAGATTATTTTTTTTCATTAATTGGTTTAGCGAACCATTATGATAAAATGGCATGGCTATATAGATATTGCTCTCACATTGAGCAGCATACTGAACTTGCACAATATTTGGATGTGCATGTTTATAGAGAAGCCTTGCTTCATTAAAGTAGTCGTCGTGGTTAGTGTTTTCTTTTTTTTCTATTTCTTTAATCACCAAGTCATGAGCTAGGTGTCTGTCATGAGCCAGATATACTTTTGAAAAACAACCCTGTTCTTCTAGATCACTAATCCATTCGAATTCTACATCAGCTCTTTTGTATGGAGTTAGCATCCCCTTACCTCCGCAGATAGTGCAGCCAAAACAGCTTCATTTGTTTCAGTTGTAAAACCAGAATTATCGATTCCATTTATATTGCGGTGTGACTTCAATATTTCTTTATACTCGATCTCTGTTAGGTTCAATGATGATTTCATGCCAGATTTTCTAATAGTGTAATATTTTCTTACATCACTGCTTGAAAATGCTTCTTGAATAACAGCTTCTATATAAAGGCGGTCAATGCTAAGATTATCAGAGTTTGATTCAGTAACGCGTATGGCAGCTAATTCAACATTATATAAATTAAGAATGTCGAGGATGTTATTTCTCACATACTTTAATTTTTCTGGTGTGTCTAAGGTCGAAGGTATTTTAATAACATCAACACATTTGAGTGCAGACTCATTAGTGCAATATACAACAAAAGATGTAACTTTGGGCGCCGCTCTAACACCTAGTATTCTCATTTTTTATATCCTATTTTAGAATCAGGCCGCATCTCTGCGACCATCCATCATCCAAACGTCTCTTCACTCATCCGAAGAAGCAGCAATCCGGGTCAGCACGCACAAGCTCAAGCGCATCAGTCAGCGAAAGTTCAGTACTGTACTGATGCCATTTCATATCCTTCCGCATCCAATAGATTTTCCATCTATCCAGAGAACGTATGTACTTGATTCTTGCTGATGGCAGGATGTTTGTTTCACCTGGATTGCCCTGCCACACGGGGCGCTGTTCGCCGATATCTATCGTTTGGTCATTGATGCTATAAACAATATCCAGTTCATTGCGGATATGTTCAGGCGGCCTTATGCTTTCAATGAATTGGTGAACTTCTTTTTTTACTGCTTGATATTCAAGGTCATTGAACGCCATCTATCCTCCTTACCCAAACGTCTCTTCAGGCCACTGGTTACCAGCTATGTGACGATGAAGTCACGAACTTTTCAGCCACTCCCTTGCCTCGATGTCATCCAGATGGCGAGATTGCTTCAGAATACCAGCTACATACTCCACCTTTGCTACTTGATGATAAGGCAACGTTATAGGCCTGTGATCCTGGTTAATGCTTGTAAATTGGTATTCTCCATCTCTGTCATAGCCAAGAACCTTAATCATGTTGTGTCCTTCAACGGTTCTGACAAACACCTCATCACCCGGGAATACTTTGGTGTTAGGCTCAATGAGTACATATTCTCCTGATTTTATTCTGGGCCACATGCTGTCTCCTTTCACACGAAGACCAAAGGCATCTGGATCATCGCTATAAATTTTGAGCCACCCATCGCGCTCTTCGGTCATCTCGATGGCACCATCAACACCAAGAATTGCCTCACCAACCACGCGCACTAACCCTTTTTTTAATTTGCCAACAAATGAAAGAGTATCTTCATCATTCGCTCCATTTAACGAAGTGCCGTGCTGAAGCCAAACAACATCAACGTTTAGAAATTTCGCAAGCGCATTCATTTTTTCCTGACGCGGTAAAGACTCAGCATTAAACCATTTGCTAACGCCTTTGGACGAAAGAGAAAGGGCACGGGCTATAGCCATTCCCCTACCATGTTCATCAAGACCAGCTTCTTTACAGGCTTGCGCTAGCCGCTGGGCGAATTCTTTGCGCACTTTTTCATTCTGAACCATGAGTACGATACTAAAGCACTTGCAAAAACTTTCAGTTCAACCATAATACGTACTGAAAGTACGAAAAAGGATATTCCTATGCAAAATCTTGATGAGCCGATTAAAGGTGTCGGCATCCCTGAAGTTGCGAAGGCTTGTGGAGTTAGCGAAAGGGCTGTCTATAAGTGGCTCAAAAACGGCTTCCTCCCTAAGACTGAGTTTTTTGGGAAAACTAAATACGCATCAAAAATCGAAGAGATTTCTGGTGGCAAATATCAAGCAAGCGAAATGCTTGAAATAAGCAAAAAGAACCTTCTGGCTGCATAAGTAACACCGCTATTTTCACAATGGACATTCGTCCTACGTCGCTGACAAAGCGAGTCCCAATATATCTGACCAACTAAGGCCATATGCGTTTCCACGCATACCTTTCAACTAGCTATTCACTATTGGAAATCTTAAGAAATGGAACAAACAAGTTACAGCAAACTATCACAGCGAGAAATTGATCGCGCTGAAACTGATTTACTCATCAACCTGTCAACGCTTACCCAGCGCGGTCTGGCAAAGATGATTGGCTGTCATGAATCGAAGATAAGCAGAACGGACTGGAGATTTATTGCTTCGGTCTTGTGTGCTTTCGGAATGGCATCAGACATCAGTCCGATTAGCAGGGCTTTTAAGTATGCGCTTGATGAAATCACAAAGAAAAAATCCCCGGTGGCCGCCGGGGACTCTAAGCAAATTGATATGCAATTCTGAGGGAATTACTGGATCAATCCACAGGAGTCATTATGACAAATACAGCAAAAATACTCAACTTCGGCAGAGGTAACTTTGCCGAACAGGAGCGTAATGTGGCAGATCTCGATGATGGTTACGCCAGACTATCAAATATGCTGATTGAGGCTTATTCAGGCGCAGATCTGACCAAGCGACAGTTTAAAGTGCTGCTTGCCATTCTGCGTAAAACCTATGGGTGGAATAAACCAATGGACAGAATCACCGATTCTCAACTTAGCGAGATTACAAAGTTACCTGTCAAACGGTGCAATGAAGCCAAGTTAGAACTCGTCAGAATGAATATTATCAAGCAGCAAGGCGGCATGTTTGGACCAAATAAAAACATCTCAGAATGGTGCATCCCTCAAAACGAGGGAGGTTCCCCTAAAATGAGGGACATCCCTCAAAACGAGGGAAAATCCCCTAAAACGAGGGATAAAACATCCCTCAAATTAGGGGATTGCTATCCCTCAAAACAGGGGGACACAAAAGACACTATTACAAAAGAAAAAAGAAAAGATTATTCGTCCGAGAATTCTGGCGAATCCTCTGACCAGCCAGAAAACGATCTTTCTGTGGTTAAACCGGATGCTGCAATTCAGAGCGGCAGCAAGTGGGGAACAGCAGAAGACCTGACCGCCGCAGAGTGGATGTTTGACATGGTGAAGACCATCGCACCATCAGCCAGAAAACCGAATTTTGCAGGGTGGGCTAACGATATCCGCCTGATGCGTGAACGTGACGGACGTAACCACCGCGACATGTGCGTGCTGTTCCGCTGGGCATGCCAGGACAACTTCTGGTCCGGTAACGTGCTAAGTCCGGCCAAACTCCGCGACAAGTGGACCCAACTCGAAATCAACCGTAACAAGCAACAGGCTGGCGTGACAGCTGGAAAACCAAAACTCGACCTGACAAACACTGACTGGATTTACGGGGTGGATTTATGAAAAACATCGCCGCACAGATGGTTAACTTTGACCGTGAGCAGATGCGTCGGATCACCAACAACATGCCGGAACAGTACGACGAAAAGCCGCAGGTACAACAGGTAGCGCAGATCATCAACGGTGTGTTCAGCCAGTTACTGGCAACTTTCCCGGCGAGTCTGGCTAACCGGGACCAGAACGAACTGAATGAAATCCGCCGCCAGTGGGTTCTGGCTTTCCGGGAAAACGGGATCACCTCGATGGAACAGGTTAACGCAGGAATGCGCGTAGCCCGTCGGCAGAATCGACCATTTCTTCCATCACCCGGGCAGTTTGTTGCATGGTGCCGGGAAGAAGCATCCGTTATCGCCGGACTGCCAAACGTCAGCGAGCTGGTTGATATGGTTTACGAGTATTGCCGGAAGCGAGGCCTGTATCCGGATGCAGAGTCTTATCCGTGGAAATCGAACGCGCACTACTGGCTGGTTACCAACCTGTACCAGAACATGCGGGCCAATGCGCTGACTGACGCGGAATTACGACGCAAGGCTGCCGATGAACTGACCTGTATGACAGCGCGAATTAACCGTGGTGAGACGATACCTGAACCAGTAAAACAACTTCCTATCATGGGCGGCAGACCTCTAAATCGTGTTCAGGCGCTGGCGAAGATCGCAGAAATTAAAGCTAAGTTCGGACTGAAAGGAGCAAGTGTATGACGGGCAAAGAGGCAATTATTCATTACCTGGGGACGCATAATAGCTTCTGTGCGCCGGACGTTGCCGCGCTAACAGGCGCAACAGTAACCAGCATAAATCAGGCCGCAGCTAAAATGGCACGGGCAGGTCTTCTGGTTATCGAAGGTAAGGTCTGGCGAACGGTGTATTACCGGTTTGCTACCAGGGAAGAACGGGAAGGAAAGGTGAGCACGAACCTGATTTTTAAGGAGTGTCGCCAGAGTGCAGCGATGAAACGGGTATTGGCGGTATATGGAGTTAAAAGATGA